GTACAGGCCCAGGGCAATGAGCACCACGTTGGCGCCGCCGATGCTATCCGACAGCCAGTCGACCGCGGTAACCACCGGCTGGATGCCGTTGTACAAGTCGCTGAGGAAGTTGGTCACGCGCTCGATGTTGCCCGGCAGGTTCTCGGCGAAGGCCGTCGCGAACGCCTCGATCTGCGGGCGGTACTTGACGATCGTCTCGATCAGCGTGTTGCCGAGCTTGTTCAGCTGCGGGACCAGAATGCCGGCGACGGTGTTGCCCACTCCTGCCATGGCCATCTTGACCATGTCCAGCACGTCGCCGAACTCCTCGCCTTCGCGCACGGCGTCGTCGCTGATGACCACGCCCAGCTTGCGCGCCTGGTCGGCCATCTCGCCGAGGCCTGCGGTACCGCCACGGATCAGCGGCAGCAGCTCGGTGGCGCTCTTGCCGAACACCTTCACCGCGGCCTGGGCCTGCAGCGAAGGGTCTTTGATTTTCGAGATACGGTCGACGAACGTGTTGAACAGTTCGTCGGTTGTCTTGAGGGTGCCGTTCGAGTTCTTGAGACGGATGCCCAGGCCCGCGAACATCTCTTTCAGGTCCTTAGAGCCCTCGGCCGCTTTGCCGACCGCCAGGTTCATCTTCTGCAGGGCACCGCCCAGGGTCTCGGCAGACGACCCGCTCAGTTGGGCAGCGAAGCTCAGTTCTTGGAAACGCTCGCGGCTGATGCCGGTGCGCTCGGCGGTGTCACCGATGGCACCGGTGGCGTCGGCATAGGCCTGGGCCATCACCACCAGACCACCCGAGGCGATACCTGTCGCTGCCGCCAGCCCCGCTATCCGCGTCGCCGCGGTAGTGACGCCATCCCCCACACCCTTCAATGCGCCGCCCAGGCCTACAACCTTCTCGGTCAGGTTGGTCAGCCCGCTGCGCTCACTGAGGTCGGAGAACTTCCCCCGCACCGCCGACACGGTATTGCCGAACGCCTGGATGCGGCCGGCAATGCCTTTCAGCGGACCGCTGACCCTGTCAATTGCTTTCAGGACAACGTTTAGGGGGAAGCCTTTTTCTGCCATTCCAGCCACTCCTCGACACGCTCGAGCCAGAACTCGAGGTCTTCCAAATCAAACTCCCAGACCTCGGAAGGCTGAACGTGCATCACCTTGACGATGACGGTTACTGCGCTTTGCCAGTCCCGAGGTGCTTGAACAAAAAATCGTTCGCTTCCTGCAGGATTGCCGACTGGTCGTCTTCGTCGAACTCCTCGAGGGTGGAGACCGGGTGGCCGATCATCTTGGAGCCCAGGTTGATCAGGGTGTCGAAGTCGAAGTTGATGGACACACCACCGTCGCCATCAGAGCCAGCCTTCACGCTGCAGCCGCGCAGGTACTTGAGCTTGCGCTTGATGGTTACCTCGGTGATTTCTTCCGAGCCGATGTGCACGGCTTCTTTGAGTTGAAGCACCCGTTCCTTTGCAGCCATTTATCGAATCTCCTCTGCACTCATGCCTTCGAAGCGGACGGCGATATTGCCCTCCTCGGTGTTGCCGGTACCCTCGCCTGCGAACCACGACTGGCGCAGGGCGATGACCTTCTCGTTACCCAGTTCGAGGGTTACGGTGGCGTCGGTGATGTTTACCAGCGCCTCTAGGCTCAGCTCGCTGGTGTCTGTGATCTCGCCCTCGATGAACGGGATCTGCACCGCTTCCTTGTAGCCGTGCACGGCGTCGGCGCCGACCACCGCGTCGCGCTTCGGCTTGCCCAGGTTGTAGGTGAAGTTGCCTTTCGCCTTGTAGATATCGCCGTCGATCTTGAGGGCGATGAGACCAGCAACTCGATTTCGTGCCATGTCGATGTTCTCCGTATGGGTGCAGCTCCGCCCTTACAGGCGGAACTGGATTTTGTTGGCCACGATGCGCAGCTGGTTGACGAGGTCAGGCGGCAGCAGCATGTCCAGTCGGTTCGGGTCGCTGGCGTTGCGCTCGCTGATCAGGTTCTCTTTGAACGCGTCGATGTTCTCGACCAGCGCCAGTTCTTCCCACTCGCGCGCTTTGACCACGGCCTCGGCCTTCATCACCTTCGGGGTGACCACGGCCTGGCCCTCGCCGTAGCGGGTGCCATCACTTGCCAGCTTGTGGCGAGGATACTTGCGTTTCACGTAGTCGCGCCAGTCGTGACGGATGAACATCAGGGTGAATAGGGTCTCGACGTCTAGATAGCTCGCATCGCTGGCACCGTTCGCGCTGGTCTTGTAGGTGGTGACCAGGCGCTCGGTACGCATGACGCCGCCGGCATCCACGTAGGTGGTCGAGATACCGTCGAACAGCAGCAGGTTGCGCTCCTGATTGGTCAGGCGATCGCCTTCTACGGCCGGCAGACACCACTTGTACTCCAGCGTCTGGACCGGGCGTGCCGGGTCGATCGACAGGTAGTAGGCACCGATTGCCATGGTCTCGGCTGCCTTCTCGTAGGCCGGCATCGGCTCATTGGTCGCCATGACGATGTTCAGGTGCGGACTGTTGCGGCTGTCGCCCAGCGTGCCGAGCTGGCCCTGGGTGCCGTCGAACGCGGTGAACGCGTGGCCCTCGATCTCGCGATCCCAGGCAAATCGGCTGGCCAGTTCATCCTCGACGATGCTCAGGTTCGCGGCATCGGTGTACGGGATGGCCCAGGTGTGCAGCCAGCTATCACCCAGGGCGGCCATGGCATCGGCGAGGTCTGGGTTCGCGGTGCCACCGGCCATCGCGGTGATGGTGGCGGTGATGCCTGCGGCCGTTTCCTCGCCGACGTAGTAGTTCAGGCGCACGTCGATGCCGTTGCCAGCCTCACCCTTGTTGCGGGCGGTGATGGTCACGGTGTTGGTGGTGGCCGAGGCGGTTACCGGCAGGTCGAGGTTCGCGTTGATGGCCGCGGCCACGTTGGTGGCAACGGTCGCCGGGGTGGCTCCAGAGGCGACACCGACACGCACGCGACGGCCCGCGATCAGCAGGTTGATGGTGCCGGCTGCGGTAGCAGCACCGCCGAACACGATGGTACCGGTTGCAGCGGCGGCGGCAGCATCGTCCTCGACCGACATGACCTGCAGCTCGGTGTACGAGTCCTGGGTCAGCGCCGCGCGGACCATGCCCGCCAGCATCGAGCCACGGCCGTACAGAGCGTCAGCCTGTTCAGGGCTGGTGACGCGGTCCAGCACCAGCGGGGTGGCGGTGCCGGCGGCGAGCTTCTGCCCGATGATCAGGCGGCGGTACTGGATGGTCTGCGGGCCGCTGATCGCCTGGCTGTTGTCGATCTCGCTGTAGACGCCCGGCAGCCGGAGCGTGCCCGGGCCCGGAATGGTATCAAACGAAATGGCCATTACTTGGCGCCTCCTTTAGCTGCTGGTGCCGGTTGCTCGGCAGGTACTTCGACGACGTCGCCGGCGTTCAGCTTGCGGCGCCAGTAGGTGGTGAACTCGACCACTTCGCCTTGCGGATCGAGCGGGCGCTTGTCCTCGCCAGGGTGGCGCACCAGGCGTCCCTCGACTGGCTTCAGTTTCCGTTGGTTACTCATTGGTCCAGACCCTCTATGTGAGTTTGTGCTCGATCGCGCGGATCGTCCTGCTGGTTGTCGAGACTGTAGTCGACGTAAACGCTGGTCATTTCCGGCAGGGTAGCATTGTACCCGCCATCTGGTGCACCTTCGGCCGGGCCGTCAGGCGCGTTCCGGTAGTAGGTGGCCTGAAACGTCACAGCGATGGCGCCGATCGGGCGCTCGACACCGTCCGCGATGATGGTCATCTGCGAGGCGCTGTAGACGCAGTCGTCGGCAGTCTCAGCGATTGTATCATCGCGGCCCATGATGCGCTCGATCAGCACAGCCATGTCGTCGAGCACGATGTCGACGTCGTCGGTCGAGTCGGCGATTACCTCGAACACCAAGTCGACCACGCATTTGTACTCGCGTGGCGCGACGTTGAAAATCTCGGCCTTCTCGTCGCGGGTGTAGATCACCAGGGCCGGCAGCTGAGAACGGTCCGACCGTTGCGCCGGACGCTGCGACAGCGCGCGCATGCGGTTCGTGTAAACGCGGTCTAGCCACGGCCCTTGGTTCAGCAGCATGGCCTTTGCTGCCTCGCGGATCTGCTGGCGTGGGTGCATTACGAATTCCTGGTCAGCGGCACGGTCACTGTGCCGTGGCCGTCGAAGATCGGCGTGTCAGCTCGATACGAAACGCCGCGGATGAGGAACTCGTCGTCGACGTCCGGCATCTGCTGCAGCTGCGACACGCGAAAACTGACCTGTGGTTGGTTGCTCATGATCTTGAGCTGGGTGGACGGGTCCACGACCGTGGACTGCGCCTCGAATATTCCGTCGACGGCATAAGGTGCGCCGCCGTAGTGGGTGACGATGATCGATGCGGGGCCGTCGCCGAACACGCTGATGCAGGTCTGCATGGCGCGGTCGACCATCTCTTCCCATGGTGTCTGCGTTACCGGCATGGTGCGCCCCCTGGTGGAAAGAGGCGGCCCGTAGGCCGCCGTCTTCTGTTGCTGGTGCTGCTTACTTCTTGGTCAGCTTGTCGATCTCGGCCTGGGCCTCGGACAGCTTCTGCTCGGCTTCCTGCTGAGCAGTCTTCGCGGCGTCACGCTCACCCTCGGCGGCGCCCAGGGCGGTGGTCAGCTTGTCGATCTCGGCCTGGGCCTCGGC